CCCATGTTGTTTTACTATTTTGAATAATTTCTGACAGGGTTATTTTAGCGGTTGTATTTGTGTCATCGGCTGTTCTCATATCTGACGAAATTCCAGTCCTAATTATTTCAAACTTCTTTGAAGATGCAACTTCCTCCCCTCTGTATTGAATGCCATTATTATCCCCCCACAACATTTTCCATAATTTATCAAAGGGTTCAGTTTTTAGACGTTTTTTTTCAACAAGAGACATTTCGTCAACACTTTTTTGTATTTGCTCCACATTATACGATGAATATTTTCCCCGAATAAGATCAATATAACCGAAACTATCCTTTCGGCGTATCATTAAATACTGTATTCCTTTGTCGCTCGGTCTAAACAGTATAATTCCATAACTAGTTATAGGTAATTTGCATTGGTGAAATAAATGACCGTGTTTTCCACAGTTATTGCATGAGTTTGTTTTATTCATTCAATATACGACTAATATTATATTGCAATTTATGTTTAAACAATAATCTTTTAATATTAATTTAATCAAATGGCATTAGATCCAAAAGTATGGGGACCTCATTATTGGTTTTTCTTACATACAGTAGCAATGTGTTATCCACATAGACCAAATACAATAACTAAAAAAAAGTATTACGAGTTTATTCACAACATTCCTATGTTTATTCCAATAGAAAACATGGCTTCTTATTTTAGCCAATTGTTAGACCAATATCCCGTATCGCCTTATTTAGATTCACGCGACGCATTTATACGATGGATGCATTTTATCCACAATAAAATAAATCAACGAATAGAAAAACCGTCTATATCATTAAGTAAATTTTACGAACATTATTACGAACAATATAAACCAAACGATTTGAAAATGAGAGAATATTATAGGACAAAAAGTAAAATTATTTATTTTGTCTTGGTTGTTGTTTTTATTGCAGCAATTTATTATTTCTATGATAAATAATATAAAAATATTTAATTATATCATATATCTTGCAAGTAATGACGATTATAAATGGCATTGAAATTGACGATATAGATTATAAGGTAAATGACATCAAATACGCTATAAAAAATAATGACCCAATTGAAAAAAAATTAAACGTTATTGTAGCAATATCAAATCCTTGTTTATACGCAACTAGGTACATCTTATTAAAAGAATTTATAAAAAGAATAGAGGAAGAAGAGGACAATGTGAATTTATTTGTTGTGGAACTTGTTTATAAAAATCAAAAATTTATAGTAACTGATAAAAAAAACAAGAACCATTTGCAAATAAAAACCGAAGTGCCAATCTGGCATAAAGAAAATATGATAAATTTAGGAGTCAAATACTTGTTACCGCAGACATGGAAAGCTTTTGCTTGGATAGACGCGGATGTAGAATTTGATAGCAATTCTTGGGCAATTGATACTTTAAAAATATTAAACGGTTGCAAAGATGTTGTTCAGATGTTTAGTCATTGTATTGATATGAGTAGAGAGAAAACCAATTTAAATATATTCAATAGCTTTGGGTATAGTTTTTCCAAGAATAAAAAATACACAAGGCGTGGTCTAGACTATTGGCATCCAGGTTATGCGTGGGCCATTACTAGAAAAGCATATGAAAAAATTGGAGGAATATATGATAAGGGCGTTTTAGGTTCAGGTGACAATATAATGGCCTTATCATTTATTAACAAATGTGAAAGTATGACAAATGAAGAATATCATGAAGATTATAATAACAGTATATTAGAATATCAAAGCAAAGCAAAGACGTTGCGAGTTGGTTATACTCCCGGAATTATTAGGCATTATTATCACGGTTCAAAGAAAAACAGAAATTATACAGAGAGATGGCAAATATTGATAAAACATAAATTCTCTCCTATTATACATTTAAAATACGACGATTATGGGATATTAATTCCTACTTCAGAATTCTCAAATGACTTTAAAGATGATATATTGAGTTATTTCAAAGAGAGAAAAGAGGACGAATAAAAATATTATCTTTACATAATTTAAGATAATACTTTACAATTATAATGAAAAATGACACAAATTATACAACTACAACTATGACAAACTCTGCACAGATCACAAACTCTTCAACTTTAAAAGGAGGAAAGGTCATTGCTTCTGGTGGTTTTGGGTGCGTATTTAAACCAGCAATCAAATGCAAGGGACAAAAAAGAAATGAAAAAGACGTTACAAAACTAATGAAAATAAAGTACGCAAAAAGCGAGTATAAAGGCATTCAAAAATACAAAGAAATGTTAGACGGGATTCCAAACTATAGCGATTATTTTTTAGTAGATGGATTTTCAATATGTGAACCAGATAAGTTAGACGAAGAAGATTTACAAAAGTTTGATAAAAAATGTAGTGCGTTAAAAAAGATGAAAATAACATCATCAAATGTTAATTCAAATCTAGATAAATTGCGGTCATTAAATATGCCTTATGGTGGTGTAGATGTTGGAGATTATATTGAAACAACGCGAATGGATTATAAAAAGTTGAGTAAGATGAATATTTCTCTCATTGAACTATTAAAAAAGGGAATTTTACCCATGAATGAAAAGGGAATTTATCATTGTGATATAAAAGATTCTAATATCCTTGTTCAAGAGACTCATGAAGGTGAACTTAAAACAAGACTCATTGATTGGGGGTTATCAACAGCGTTCAAAGATAGAAATAGCATTCCAAAACCATTAACAAAAAGACCATTTCAATTCAATGTTCCATTTTCAGTAGTTTTATTTAACGAGACATTTACTAAGATGCATGGGGAGTTTTTGAAGAAGCATAAATCCCCCACTTATTTTGAAACGAGAGAATTTGTTATTAATTATGTAATTACTTGGATTAATGAGAGAGGCCCAGGACATTTAAAATCATTGAATAATATTTTTAAGGCGCTTTTTGAGCGCGGATTAATTAATATAGAAAAACAATTTAAAGAAGACATCATAGAATTTGAATACACCTTTTATTTTATTTTTGAATACATTTCCTATGTGATTTTTAAATTTACTCGCGATGGAAAATTTGATAAGATGGAATATTTCTCCCAAGTATTTTTGAAGAACTTGGATGTTTGGGGTTTAACTATGACTTATTTGCCCATTTTAGAGTATTTAGAAAACTATTACGACGACTTGTGCGAATATGAATTGGAAATAATAGATAAAATAAAAAGCGCTGTATTGTATGTTATTGAGTGCAGTTATGTTCCCATTGATGTTGATATTTTGGCAAATAAACTTGAAGAATTGAGCCCTTTGTTTTTAAAAGCACAGAGAAATTCCACTGTTAAATTTGAAGAGAGAGAAACTACATTCACAACACACCCCCAAAAAAGTTCTAGGTCCAGTTCTAAAAAGAAATCATCATCTACAAAAAAAACACGGAAAACTTCTAGATCCAGTTCTAGGTCCAGTTCTAAAAAAACGAGGCGAAATACAGCATAAAATGAAACGCGCTATTAATTATAATATCTCATTATATTATTATAGTAATATAGTATTATTAATGAAACTAGAATTACTGATAATTGGAATTACTGCATTTTTAGCTTACAATACTTATTATGATGGAAAATACACAAAAATGATAATGAAGAATAAAAAATACTTTCAAATTGCGTTTTTCGTATTTTTAGGTATTGTCTTTTATCTCATGGTTAAACGCAATCCAGCTAGATGTAAAAACTTATTGCTACACGCAAACAATGTAGTTAAATATATGCCAATTGATAAATCTTCTATGGATATGCTAAGTCCTTTAATAGATTTTACAACAACATCTAGCAATTCAAGTTTTATGGGTGACTTGCATAATGAAGAAGGATTCGCATCTGGTGATCTTGGAACAATGAGCGCAGAAAAACGCATATTACAGTCTGGTGGAAAAAGTACAAAACGCTCTGTAAGCGAAACTAAAAAAAAATATGTAGCGTCCAAACAACAGTGGAAATGTGGAGACTGCAAGCAACAATTAAACGCATGGTTTGAAGTAGATCATGTTAAACGACTTGAATATGGTGGAACCAATGAAGTTGCCAATTTGGTTGCTTTATGTAGGGACTGTCATGGTAAAAAAACGGCCATGGAAAATATGTAATTCCACCTTTGTAAAAGGTGGAGCCAAAATTCCTTTCAGAAAGGTTGAGCCAAATTCTCATAAAATATAATGTAATTATATATTATGAATATTCCAAAAGCTACAGCAATTCCATTATTAAATACCATAAATGCAATGCCTGAATCTGCAGGCAGTTACGACTATTCAAAACTAAAAACACCTCTAATATACGGGACATTTATAATAGTAATGCTTATTCTAATTTCTGTTGTTATAGGTTTAATCTATTCAAATTCTATAAACCTACCAAATGGAAAAATGTTATCTCAAAAAGAAAATGACACTGCAATGATGATTGTTGCATTTGTTGCAGCAATATTACTCATAGTTTTTATGACTATACCCAGTTATAAAGAGTTTTTAAATTTCATTAGTAGAATTAAATATGTGTTTTTTTTGGTGGCGTATATAATTGGTCTTATTGTACTTTATAGAAATGTCCCTCGTGGAATAATTGACGCATATTCGTTCTTAATTTTCCCAGCAACTATGTTAATCGGAATATTTTTATTTTATTTAGCAACGGAAAAAGGTCAGTTATATGGGTTTGATTTAAATTATGAACGCGTTAAATATGCTATTATATATTTTTGTCTGATTGTTTTTATGTTGTTATTTTACACGGTAGATCCAGGAGGTTATCTAAAAACTTATTTTGGTCCTTCTCTCGTTGTAACCATTCTATTGGCCATATTTGGATTTCTTTACTTGGTTACTCTTATGACTCTTCCAACAATACAAGGTTCAAAAGCAACTGGTTTACCTGGGGCAGACGCATCTGCTGGTGGGTTATTTAAAGGGTTATCAAATATGGGGCTTTTTGGCGGAATCGGATTTTTAGTATTTTTAATTGTTATTGTAGCCGGAATATTGGCATACCCAGACGGTTTTACTTCTGGAACTGGACTAGCAGGAAGTGATAAAACAACCAAAGTTTCAGGAATTGTTATATTGCTTATAATTATATTTATTTTATGGATTTTATTTTTCGGTATTCTCTCTTTTTCTGATGTAAAAATGAGGGATGCCGGTGGAAATATTGATAAAAGTATGGCAAATATCACAAAAATAGCTAAACAAGTTTTTATGTTATTATTTGGTCTAATATTTTCTGGTCTCCTAATTGGGTGGTTGGTTACAGGCGTTGAAGGTTTGTCTTCTCAATCTGGAATTGTCTCTTTTATTTTGAATTTAATTATTGTTGTTGTAATATTAGCTCTAGTATTCAAATTGGTTACCGGTGGAAACTATTATAAAAAGAGTCCGTTTTTCAGATTAATTGTTAATACACTATTATACATTCCTTGCATATTAGTCGGAATTCTTGACCCTATATTAAGCTTTCTAGGATTTAGCGGTTCTGCTGCCGCGGCCGCTGGAAAAACTGGATTAAGTGGTTTGTGGCACGGATTAACGACAACAATAGAAGCAACTAGAAACACTCCACGCGCATATTATGTATTTCTTGTTGCGGTTATTTTATTATATGTTATTTATTTTTTTCTCGGGAAACAGATACAAACAAATTTGTCTAAACAAGGTGGAACAATGTTGGTAAATAGTCCAGTTTATACAAATACTGAAAATTCAATTGGTCTTTATGATAATTTGAATGGAACTACCGAAGAAAACCCATACAATTATAAATATGCTATATCATTTTGGGTATTTATTGATGCTGTAAGCCCAAATGTAAGCAGTTCATTAAACAAATTTACATCCCTATTAAATTATGGAAACAAACCGAATGTTCTTTATAATGCCGCGGAAAATACACTTAGAATAATATTGGAAAATGATGGCGAACCAGCTGTTGGAAGCGCGAGTAGATTAAAAAATCCTCAAGAATTAGACGCAGATGGAAATATAATTATTTATGAATTGCAGAATGTTCTGCTTCAAAAGTGGAATAACATAATTATTAATTACAGCAACGGAACTTTAGACATTTTTTATAACGGCCAATTGGTTAAATCCGCAAATGAGGCAGTCCCTGCAATGTCAAAAGATACGCTTACAATTGGATCTAATAATGGTGTAAATGGAGGAATATGCAATGTAACATATTTTAACACAGAACTTAGCATGTCACAAATATATTACTTATACAATATTGTTAAAAATAAAAATCCTCCAGTGGTGAACTCAAGCAAAGAATCTATTGTTAAGAATGTCTTGAAAGGTGCAAACATAAAAGCCAATCCGCCGGTAATTACAATTCCAGTTAATATTGATGTTAAAACGGCTAAAACTGAAGACAATGTCCCAGAAC